TACATTACCTAATGTTGCATTTGCTGCAGAAAGATTTCCTGTAGCACTTATTATACCAGTAGTTATATTTGCAAAGGTACCATTACCTGATGCGCTAACGATTCCAGTATTAATGTTACCACTATCCAAATTGCCAGTGGCACTTATTAAACCTCCGGTTAATACATTAGCACCTGTGATATTACCACTTGCACTAACTATACTAGTATTGACATTTCCTGTATTTGTATTACCAACTACACTAAGACTTGTTAATGGACCAACACTTGTTATGTTTGGTTGGGCATTTGTAGTTAACGTGCCTGTGACAAAATTGGCTATTGCTAAATTTCCTAAATTAGCGTTACCAGATGCTATATTACCAGTAACACTCAAACTTGTTAATGTCCCTACACTAGTAATATTAGGCTGAGCCGCGTTTGCTACTGTGTTTGCAGTTGTGGCTCTACCTATTAAATTTGCAGTAATCGTATTTGCTGCAAAGTTTCTACTCGCATCTCTAATAACAATTGTGTTTGCTGTATTGGCACTGGAAACTGTTAACCCTTGCAGTAAATTAGCGTTTAAGTTTGACACCATTGTATTACTACTAACTATGAATGGTGCTGTTCCTGTAATTACTGTGCTTACAAATTGTGCACCTGTTTCAACATTTACATTACTTACTAAATTGGCTCCATTTGATGTTAGACTGGTAGCACCAATTACTAAACCATTGCTTGATAAAAATGTCTGATTAAATCTTTGAGTACTTGATCCTAAGTTGTACAATACATTTGCATTAGGTAATATGTTTCCAATAATGTTGCCACCAAGACTTAATTCAGATAGTACTCCTAATCCTGTTATATTGGGTTGTACAGCAGTAGTTAAAACTCCCGTAAAGTAATTCGCAGTTGCGGTGTTACCTAAATCTGCATTTCCAGCATTGACATTACCAGATGCGTTTAGTATTCCTGTATCCGTGTTACCTGAAACTGCAAGACCATTAAGAGTTCCTACAGTAGTGATATAGGGTTGATTAGTTGCTGTAATTGTTGCTTCAACATTACTTGTCACTAATGTACTATTAGCTGTGTAATATTTTAAATTACTATCTGCAGCAAATACGCCACCAGTGTTAAACTGTATCTCTGATGCATTTCCAGCAGCAGATTGTAATGCTTGCGGAACAAAACTTAGATTTCCTGCACCGTCTGTTATAATTACATAATTTGCAGAACCTCCCGTAATTGTGACATTTCCGATATCACCTAAGTCTGCACTTTCAGTAACTACTAAATTTGGTGTTTGTAGAAAGGGTATTGAAATCCCTGTTGGAACGTAGCCTATGCGATTCCAAACCGTGTTTGCTAAATCGTATTCATATAAAATACCGTTAATTTCTACCTGTTGCCCGTTCGAAGGCGATACTGGCCAACTCATTTATTAGTCCTCATCTATGTATTTAGTGCTAGACTTATTGGGCTGTGGTTGACAAATATGTTGTCAAAATAGCAATTGTTTACATAAAAGCAACAAATATCCAAAGTTTGACAATAAATCCGTTTGGCGCTATAATATGTGTATAGTCAATAACAAGGAGCGATAAATGTCTAAGTCAATTTTTCAACTGTTTCCGGGCATCAAGATTATGGACTCACAGCCTACCGAAGTGCGAAATCCGTTCTCGGGCGAGACTTGTGTACTGACCCCTGAGGAACTCGCAGTCTATGACTACCTGAAGGGTAGCGAGATGTTGGGTGACTACAATAGTGTTCGCAAAGGTCTTGCATGGTTTGCAAGTAATAACCCTGAAGCTTACATGACGTTGCTAGATTGATAACAATTTTTGGTTGACAATAAATCCAAATGGTACTATAATAACGGTATAGTCAAACAACAGGAGCACAAAATGACAGTTCAAGAATTAATTACAGTATTACAAACAATGCGCCCTGAGGCTGTTGTATCATTCAGCACAGAGACCCGCGAAATTGTTGTGCAGCCCGAAATGGTTGTGCAAGAAGTGTATGGCTCACAGTCATTTGTTACAATTGGTGAAGTTTGGTAATTAAGGGGAACTAACATGAAAGTAGTCATTTACACCCAAGTTTACGAAAACTATGCATGGAACGAAGATGGTTCTATCGGTACAGGTAAGGACGCTTATTGGAAAGCTAAGGGCGGTGATGAATACGTAGTCACTGGTATTTGGGATCAAGAAGAAGCCACTACCGCTGTAATGGTTCTGCGTGAGCAAATCGAAAAAGCCAACGATTACTATACTGAAACTATCGTTGATTGGGAGTTGGTTGACAATGACTACCTCACGCAGTTTGAGCGTGACCAACTTGAGTACGAAGGCAAGATTGAATTTCCTGCAAAAGTATTGGAATGGGCTTAAGGAGTTAATATGGACACTACCCTATTAGATTGTCTGTACGAAGAACTGGTCATGCTTGATGAGCAGGCTGGCTGCTTTGATGAAGTAACTAACCGTTTTATTGATGACCAGCGCCGCAAACTTTTCAATCAGATTGTAGAGTTGGAACAACTTGCCCAAAACTGAATTGACAATAATTCAGGTTTGTATTACAATTCGTTTTGTAGTATTAAGTGTAAACAATTTTTTTTAGGAGCTATAATGTCTAAAGTTTCAGATAACTTGACGATCACTAGTGTGCAAACTCGCAAAGCACTATTGACCGCATTCAAAGTAAAACGCCCTATCTTTCTATGGGGTCCGCCCGGTATCGGTAAGTCTGAAGTCGTTGCTGAGGTAGCAAAAGAACTCGGCGGTCTTATGATTGATCTCCGTATGGCACAGATGGAGCCTACTGATATTCGTGGTATCCCGTATTTCAATAAAGAACTCAATAAGATGGACTGGGCACCGCCCGTCGATCTACCTGATGAGGAACTTGCAAGCAAGTACCCACTCATCGTACTTTTCCTTGATGAAATGAATAGTGCGCCTCCAGCAGTACAGGCAGCAGGCTATCAGTTAGTATTGAATCGTCAAGTCGGCAAGTATAAACTCCCTGACAATGTTGTGATTGTTGCAGCAGGTAATCGTGATAGTGACAAAGGTGTTACTTATCGTATGCCGATGCCCCTTGCGAATCGTTTCATTCACCTTGAAATGAAGGCAGACTTTGCTAGCTGGCAAGGCTGGGCAGTTGACAAGAAAATTCACAAAGATGTTGTTGGTTACTTGTCATTCGCAAAACAAGATTTATATGATTTTGATAACAAGTCTAGTAGCCGTGCATTTGCTACGCCGCGTAGCTGGGTGTTCGTAAGCGATTTGCTAGAAGATGAAACAATGGACACTGATACGCAATTCAATCTTATCAGTGGTGCAATTGGTGAAGGTCTTGCAGTTAAGTTTGCAGCACACCGTAAACTTGCAGGTAAAATGCCTGAACCCAGCGATATTCTAAATGGTAAGGTTAAAGACCTCGCAGTTAAAGAAGTATCTGCAATGTATTCACTTGCAATTAGTATGTGCTATGAACTGAAAGAATCGGTTGATAGCAAGAAAGTGGACATGAAGAAGTTCCACGAAATGGCTGACAATTTCTTTGCGTATGCAATGAATAACTTTGAAACTGAACTAGTTGTTGTTAGTGCAAAGATTGCACTTAAGACATACAAGCTTCCTATTGAGCCTAGTCAGTTGAAAAACTTTGATGACTTCCACAAGAAGTATGGTAAGTACATTGTTGAAGCAGGTTCTTAAGTAGCTCCATGGTATAGAGATATACCATTTGGGTGAGAGTAGTGAACTATTCTCACCCTTTTTTTAAAGGATATGATATGACCGAAGAAAAAAAACCAGTAAAAATTGTATTTGCACCCGGCTCACTTGATGATTTTGAAGGTACTCAGGAAGAATTAGATGAAATGGTAGCGGAAATTCAACGTTTGGCTGAGTCAGGTGAATTGGAAGAAATGGCTGATCCTATTGATTTTGAAGATGACCCAGAACTCGCCGAAGCAATGGAAGATGCTATAAAATCACTTATACAAAGTGAAAATCGCACACTGCATTGACAATAAATCATACATGAGTTATAATAATAAAACTAATCAGATAGGAGCAAATTATGAGTGATGTTATCGCCCCAGCTAAAAAATCAAAGCGTAGTAGAAAATTTGATGACCTAGTAGGTCCAATGGATCCTAAAGTTGATGCTATCGCACGTGAACGGTTAGTGACTGCACGTGTAGGTTTGCTATTGCGTCATAGTTTTTTCGGTAATCTTGCAACACGCCTTCAACTAATTAACGCAGATGAATGGTGCAGCACCGCTGCTACTGACGGCAAACGATTCTATTATAATTCACGTTTCATTACTAAACTCAAAACTAAAGAGGTTGAATTTTTAGTTGGTCATGAGGTGTTGCACGTAGTCTATGATCACATGGGTCGTAGAGGTAATCGTGATCCGCAAATCTGGAACATTGCAGATGACTATGCTGTTAACGCAGACCTGAAACGTCATAAGGTAGGTGAGTTCATCACAAGTGTGCCTTGCTTGTATGAAAGTAAATATGAAGGCATGGCTGCTGAGGCTATCTATGATGACCTCATGAAGAACATTCAGAAAATTAGTATTGATGAACTGATTGATAAAATGCTTGACGATCATATGGACGGCGACGGCGAGTATGACGGTGATGAAGGCGCTGAAAGTGATTGCGAAGGCAATAGTAGTGGTAAAGGTAAGCGCCCGAAGATGAGTGCAGAGGAACGTGAGCAAGCCCGTCAAGAAATGAAACAGGCTATTCTTGCTGCTGCACAAAGTGCTGAAGCAGGCAGTGTACCTAAAGGTGTTGAACGTCTTATTAAAGATGTTACTAATCCTGTCATGCCCTGGCGTGAATTGATTCAAACAAACTTGACTAGTGCAATTCGTACTGATTACAGCTGGATGCGCCCTAGTCGTAGAGGCTGGCATATGGATGCAGTAATGCCTGGTATGACCCCTGGTGAAGAAATTGATGTTGTTGTTGCACTTGATATGAGTGGCTCTATTAGTGACCGCCAAGCAAAAGCATTCTTAGGTGAAATCGCAGGCATGATGGATGCATTTGATGGTTATAAAGTGCATGTATTCTGTTTTGACACTGAAATCTACAACCCAAAAGATTTTACAAGTGAAAATCTTGATACGATTGATGAGTATGAACCACAAGGTGGAGGCGGTACTGATTTTGATGCTATCTTTGATTACTTGAAAGAAATCGGTAACGTGCCGAAACGTTTGATCGTATTCACTGATGGTTATCCTTGTGGCAGTTGGGGTGATGGTGACTATTGTGATACTACGTGGATTATTCACGGTGACAAGGATCCTAATCCCCCGTTTGGTACTTTTGCAATTTATGATGAAAAATAAAGGAGAATAACATGGATGAGTTTTATATTGTATTGACGGTAGGTTTATTTCTATTGGCATGTATAGGTTTGTTTGGTTATGCCATTGTTAAAATGGTAGGCAATGATGACGAACAAGACTAATGCATATCTTGTAGTTTGGGATTGTTATGGATTAGAAAGTCTTTTCAATATTACTGATTGGTCAGCTAAATCAACCTATAATGCATTAATGGAACTACCTCAACCATACATTCCATTAAATGAGTTGATGTTACGGGCTAGATATAATCCACAACGTAATTACGAAATATATACGTTCAATGCTGATGACGATGTAACCGAACATTCAATTAGAGAAGCATTTGAGGCTGACCCTCAACACATGGCAGATTGGGTGCGTAAGCATGGCAGTCAATTGTATAGTGACAGAGTAACCGATACTCAAAAAAGAGTAATTACGTGATTGTAAATCCCATAATATGGTTTGCGGAACGTCAATTAAACTACGTTCCGCACCATTTCATCAAGTGTCCAACTCAACTAACTCTTAAGAGTAAACAATGGGTTCAAAATAATATTTCGGGTAGATATGCCTTTGCTGATGGAATAGATACCAGCGATCTCCTGCGAACAACACAAAATGTTTACTTTGAGGATCAAAAAGATGTTACATTATATGAACTGATTTGGGCAGGTTCTTCCGAATAAAAAAAATAAGCAAGTATTTTTAATTAAATATTAATGCTTTGGCCATTAGGAGAAAAAATATGAGTTTTATAAGACATGTCGGAAAAGTGGGTGATCGTAAAGTTGCTATAATCTTTAGAGAGGTTCCAGGGGAATCTCATATGTGTTTAATTGTATATACTGAACTATTAAACAGACACATACACGATGCATTAATGAATTGCATTGAAAGTGATATAGGACAGAGTAGTGAAAATTTAGCAGATGCTCTTCACCGCAGTTATACACAAGAGGGAAAAATTATTTTACATGTGTTGCACAGCGAAAATTTGTTAAAGAAAATGCAAACTGAACTTGTTGTGATGACACCAACACCTACAACTAAAATTAAGTTAAGCGAATTGAACAAAATTTTGGATGAGATGAAACAAGGTGAGGAAGCGGTCAGACGTTTGGCTGAATTAGATGCAAGTCAAGGGTTACAAGATCCTGTAGATGTGGCACGTAGAATGCGCGGTCCTACTGCACAATCAGGTGCATTAGATGATGCTTTATTGGCTCAACAAAGATTGGATCAAGCTGAAAAAATGGAACGTGAAGCTAATGGACTAATAGCAGAAGCTAAACGTTTACGTGATGAAGCTACATCATTAAATCCATCGGTAAATAAAAAACCAACAAAGGCTAAAAAAGTAAAACATGTCGCCTAACTTTTTCCAAAAGTGGGAGACTATTTTAGAGGGAGTTGAAAAAAATAAAATCCCTATCCCTTTTTTAAAAAAACTTGTATTAAAATTAAAGGGCAAACGACAACATACAATCAATATTCAAATTTTATTAAAGCAAGGACTAGATCCGGATCAAATTGAAGATTTGATCAATAAAAAATTATTTGAATTAGATGACACTATTGTTACTGTTGAGTTTGTTCTGAATATACAGGTTATAGCTGAAACAGTTCAACCACATACGGATAAAATTTTAAGTGGATTTGAGTAAACTTTTTCAACAACCTAGCGGTTTGTGGTGTCCATCAACAGGGCAAACTTGTTATGACTGGACTATGGCAGAAATACATTTACCTAAACTTTTGATGGATTCTAGAAGGCAGTTCAATCAATCAGTTAAAAATGTAATTCATGCCGGTGGTAATATGGGAATCTATGCATTAGAGTTCGCAAAAGAATGTGAAAATGTTTATGTGTTTGAACCTGCTGATGAAAATTTTTCTGCCCTAGCTCTCAATTGTGCTATGGTAGAGAATATATTTTTATATAAAGCAGCACTAGGTAATGATAATAAACCCATTAACGTAGTAAATGAAACTGCTGACAAACAATGCGGTGCGTGGAAAGTTAAAGGTTCAGGTAAAATCCCTACATTAAAAATTGATGATTTAAATTTGGATGATGTTAGTATCATCCATTTAGATATTGAGGGTTACGAACTGTATGCAATACAGGGAGCCGAAAACACTATTAAAAAGTGCAAACCTTTGCTATCATTTGAAATATTAAATCATAACGTTGACTATGGTTATAGTCAACAAGAACTATATGATTATGTAATAAATTTAGGTTATAACTCATCTTTAAAAGTAGGAAATGAAATTTTATTTGTAATGGATACAATATGAAGCAATATCATGATTTATTAGATTATATTTTAAAAAACGGAGAAGAGAAAGATGATAGAACTGGCGTTGGCACTATTAGTGTGTTTGGACATCAGCTTCGCTTTGATTTGCGTAGGGGCTTTCCAGCCATCACAACTAAGAAGTTGGCTTGGAAATCTTGCGTAGGTGAATTACTTTGGTTCATTGAAGGATCAAGTGATGAACGTAGATTAGCACAAATTACACATGGTACAAAAGATGGCACTGTAACTATTTGGACTCCTAACGCACAAGCAGGTTACTGGAAACACAAAGCAAAGTTTGACGGTGATCTAGGGCGTGTGTACGGAGTACAATGGAGACATTGGAGGAGTGTTAAAAAACGGGAACAAGACGGGTCATTCAAAGATAGTTTTGGTTCTGCATACCGTCGTATAGGTAATGATGTAGAGATTAAAGAAGTTGATCAATTAAGACAACTAATTGAAGGTATTAAAAACGATCCTAACAGTCGCAGACATATTCTTAGCGCATGGAATGTAGGCGAATTAGATCAAATGGCATTGCCTCCATGTCATGTGATGAGTCAATTCTATGTAAACAAAAACAAAGAACTTAGTTGTCATATGTATCAACGCAGTGTGGATGTGTTTTTAGGACTACCATTCAACATTGCAAGTTATGCATTACTAACTCATATGATAGCACAAGTGTGTGGTCTAAAGGTTGGTGAATTAATTATAAGCACAGGTGATACGCATATCTATAAAGATCATGTTGAACAAGTTAAAGAACAATTAACTAGGCAAGAGTATCCTTTACCAACACTTATGTTAACACATGGTATAAAAGATATAACGCACTTTACTATGAACGATATTTACTTAGATAATTATCAAAGTCATGGTTCATTAAAGGCTACAATGGCAGTATGATTAAAGTTATTGTTCATAAATTTAATATGAGCGATGTTGAAGATCCTGATTTATGGGCAGCACAAACGTTGATTGAGTGGGAAAAATCAGAAAAAGGTCATTGGGTAATGAAAAATGCTATAGAACCTACTTGGCATAGATGTTTTTATGAATACGGTTGGCAATATACAATAACTGCTGAAATGTCCGAAGAACAACTCACGTACTATAAACTAAAATACGAATGAAGATACTTGTCACAGGTGGTATGGGCCTAATAGGACATAACATAGTAAGTAAATTAGAACATGAGCATGACATTGTTATTGTAGATAACCACACTAACTATGGATTTATTCCTCAGTCTCAAATTGATTATCTTATAAATCAGCGTAGAAAGAAAATAAACAATTACAAAAACTATCCTATTAGTATAGTAGATTCTCAGAATCTCAATATAGTTTTTGACAACTTTCAACCTGATTTAGTGATACACTGTGCTAGTTATCCACGACAGAAGGCAGTTGAAGCAGACCCTGCAATGGGTGCAAAAGTTATGTGCGAAGGGCTTACTAACTTATTAGAAGCCTCAGTAAGAAATAAAACAAAAAGATTTTTATATATCAGTTCAAGTATGGTTTATGGAGATTTTGAACATGATGTAACAGAAGATAGTGTATGTAATCCCATTGGGCAGTATGGTATCTTTAAACTAATGGGAGAGAAACTTGTACAAGATTATAGTCGCAGGACTGGTATTGAACACGTTATTGTTCGCCCTAGTGCTGTATACGGCGAACTTGATGTGGAAGACAGGGTTGTTAGCAAATTTGTTCTAGGCGCCATACGAGGACAAACATTAAAGGTTAACGGACCAGATGAGATACTTGATTTTACGTATGTAGACGATGCAGCAGAGGGCATAGTTCAAGCAGCATTAAGTCCTAATGCAACAAATCAAATTTACAATATTACACGTAGTGCAGACCGTCTTTGGACTCTTAAACATGCAGCAGCACTCGCACTACAATTGTCAGGTAAGGGCGAGTTGATTGTAGGTCCTAGAGACCTAAGCTTTCCTAAACGCGGTCGTTTATCTATTGAGAAAGCTATCAAAGACTTTGGGTATAGTCCTAAAGTAAATGTAGAGGAAGGATTTAAAAAATACTACGATTGGTTCATCGTAGATCCTTATTTCAATAATGTATGACGGGAAGCCAATTCTTTTTGGTAAGCCTATTGACTTCTACGTTAAATGGTCTGCAACTTTCTTAGCACTGGCTACAGTCTATCTTACTAGTCACGATTACATCCCGATTAACAAGTATTTTGGTTTAGTTGCTGCTGTTCTTTGGGGTTGGTTGGGCATTCTTTGGAGGCAGCCCAGCATGTGGACATTAAATCTTATTATGATTGTCATGTACCTTAGTGGTATATTTCAGGCATAAATAATGTCATGTGGATTCTATCATTTACGCCCGACTGGGTTTTTCATTCAATTACATTAGCAGGGGTTATAGGAATAATAGCAGGATTTCTATTAGCCTTCATACCATTAGTTAATAAGTATAAGTTAGCTATACAAATTATAAGTTTAGTTCTACTCACTTTTGGTATATTTATGGAGGGTGCTATTCTAAACGAGCAAACTTGGAAGTTAAAAGTCGCTGAAATGGAGCAGAAAATGGCTGAAGCAGAAGCTAAATCAGCACAAGAAAACGTTAAATTAGTTGAAAAGATAGTAGTAAAGAAAGAATATATTAAAACTCGCGGTCGTGATATTGTAAAATACATTGACAAGGAAATAGTCAAATATGATACAAAGTTTATGCCCGGAGGACAGTGTGAAATTCCTAAAGAATTCTATAAAGCGTTAAATGATGCGGCTCAGGAGCCAACAAAATGAAAAAGATTTTACTAATTTCTATGTTATTAACAGGTTGCTCTACAGTAGTACCTGTAAAAGCTAAATTTCCTGAAGCTCCTGACATGCTAATGACTAAATGCCCTGCATTGTCACAGGTTAAAGAAGATGCTAAGTTAAGTGAAATTGCTACTTCTGTAGCAAATAACTACACATTATATTACGAATGTGCAGTTATAGCTAGGGGTTGGCAAGACTGGTATCAAATACAAAAGAATATTTACGAAAACGCTGGGAAGTAATTAATTACACCAGCTTTGTTTCGCTTCACCAAAATACTCTCTAGCAAATCCATTAGTAATTAGCATACTACGCAGGCTTTGCCCGTCTAGTATAATATCTCCTAATACACGACCGCCGAACTTGTCCCAACCGTAAAGCGTAACTTGACGTTTAGTTGACTTTGCTACAGCGTTAGTTGTGAATTTAGTTGCTAGTTGACCCCTCTCATTCTCTTGCGGGCACTGTGCCCTAAATCCCTTTTCAGGGGTATCAACTCCATAAATTCTGACAGCTAGTTCAGGTTTTAGGGGCTGCGGTAGAAAGGGAGCGGAAATCACAATCGTGTCCCCGTCGCTTACTCTTAGGATTTGTGCGTCATAGGTAACGCCCTGAGGAGTTTTTGCTGCAAATGTTTGTGCAGATAATGTTAATAAGATTAAAGTAAGATATTTTTTCATAGTCTATTATTTATCTGGGCGATAAATACAATATATTAGGACAAACCATGGATTACGAAATTATTAATGTTGGTAGCTTGCCAAATGATGGATCCGGCGACCCGCTTAGAGTAGCATACATCAAAATTAACAACAATTTTGCTCTAACTAGTAATTTAGCACCTGCTGGAAATTCAGGAGATTTGCAGTTTAAATTAGTAACTACGAATGGAAACGTAACTACGGAGTCTTTCTCATCGTCTCCAAATCTTAATTATAACGCAAACACTAACAATTTTAATGTTGGTGCAAATATAATTCCTCTTGATAATGAAGCAATGACTATTGGGGATCCTACATTACTTGTAGGAAATATATTTTTAGGACAAAATGCACTTAATATCGGGAACATTAATGTAACAGAAACAGGAAATGTTCTAAGTTTTAATGTTGCAGTTTTCCCTTCATTTAAAGGACAAATTGATGTAGGTGGTGTAACTTATGGAAACTCTAATCCTGTAAAAAATAGCACAACATCTGTTGTTACTGAAACTACTTTCCCCGTAACCATATATTCTGTTCCTATTAGTCAATTTAGCTCCGCAACATTTAATATTACGAGCAGAGAATCCAGCAGTAATAACAGTCAAACAGCTACGATTGCAGCATCTATAAATAATCAAGGTGATGCAGTTTCATATACAGCACATAATGTATTGTTTAATGGTAATGCAGTCACAAATTATTCAATGGATATATTTAATAGCAATGTAAGATTAATTGTGACTCCGTTTCTAAGTTCCGAAATAACACATTACATTACATACCATATAAAATCATAAAATGAGAGCAAAAGAGTTTATTAGTGAAGCAAAGCGCAGAGGCAAAATGACAAAGCGCCAAAAACAAGCAACAGTTGGTGTTGATTTGTTTCGTGATCCAGACGGTTACGATAGAACATACGAACTAAATCGTATGATGATGGCAGTTGCCTGCGCTGACGGAACTGGCATCCCAATTAATATTGATTCTGAAAGCTGGATAGGTAAAGATAATTCTGCTCAGCCATATACTAAATTAGAACAGGATATGATGAAGCAAGCTGCAAAAGCTATTGGTACCAAACTCAGAGATGCAAATCATGGTAATCTAAGAAGCATGGAATTAGATACCACTAACAAATCAAGCCCAATCCAGTCATTCAAAGGTTTTGGAAAATAAAAATTAAAGTAAATCCTAGAATAAGTAAAGATATATTATTTTAGGACTTATAATGATAGACATAAACAACACCCTTGATTTAATCAAATTAAAATTTTACAATGAATGGCTATATGCCAGTCATATCTACGCTGAAGGTGAAAGCGGTTTCCATAAGCAATTAACAACTCAAGTAGTAGAAGCATACGTTGATCCTTTAAACTTGCAAAAAGACGCGGCTATATTGGATTTGGGGTGTGGTCCTGGATACTTTTTAGATGAAATGAAATCACGCGGATTTACAAATGTAGTGGGTGTTACCCTAAGCCCTGAAGATATTAAACTCTGTCAGGATAAAGGTCACACAATTAAACAGTATGATCTAAGTTTTATTCCACAAAAAGATGGATATTATGATGAAAGTGTAGATTTTATTTTCTTACGTCATGCACTAGAACATAGCCCCTATCCTATATTCAGTTTAATGGAATACAACAGAGTATTGAAACAAAATGCTTCAATCTATATTGAAGTTCCTGCCCCTGATTGTGACAGAAAGCACGAAAACAATCCTAATCATTACAGTATTTTAGGATCAACTCAACTTGCAGCATTATTAGTTCGCACTGGGTTTGATATTGAAAAATTTAACAATCTTGAATTTGATCTCACTGTTGGCCAAGATGACGAAGGCGAGCCGATTAAAGCAAGAGAAAAGTACTATTCAATTCTAGCTACTAAACGTAGACCATTAGACGTTAAGTAAATCAAGCTAAATACATCATGACCTTTGATGTATGGAAACAAGCAAAATTAATGAACGGATTTGAACAACTCAAGTCCGTTTCCTTGCCTGAATCTGAAGATACTGAGATTAAAGATTTAAAAAAACTTGCAGGTATACCAAACATGTCACCGTTAGCAGGCATGAACATGAGTGTGACTGGCACGGAGAAGGGAGAAATGATGAAGAAGAATAACATACAACCAGGAACACCTGAATGGTTCAAGTTATGGTTCAGTCTCCCTTATATGACAGGAGAAAAACCACTATGAGAATACATGAAATACTAACTGAGGACAATGATTCTAGATTTCAGCAGATGAAGGGTGCATTTGACAAAATGCAAAAGCGTAAAGAATTTTACGGTAGAACACAAGATGACTTAAAGGGTGACCCTGAAGAAATAGGGGATACATGGGATGATTACAAACGACATGTAAAAACTTTTGGTCAACTACCAAAACAACCAAAATTATACGATCCAACGAAGGACGATCCAAATGCAGTTCCACTAGACATTGATAAACTAAAGAGGCCTAAATTTCTTCCGGGACAGTCTGATCCATGGGACACAGACCCTGACTTAGGAACGGTAGGGTAGATAAATATAAAGATGAGAGCTACAGAAATATTAAGAAACCTACTTGATTTAATAGATAATCTTGATGGGCAAGACGAAAACAAATCAGATTTCGCAGATGAAATATCAAGCGACTGTGGTTGTGACGATGACTACCAAAGTCCATTAGCAAATAGCCCTGATACAGTCATAGCAACTGTTGATATGGTTACTAAAGATGCAGGCGGCGGAGTCAATGGTCCTAAACACCCTGCAGACTTAAAATCTTCTACCTTCCCATTATATCCAAATTTACAATATAGGGGTGAATAATGACCACTATAAATATCACAGTTCAAAGTTTATTAAATGCTGCACAGTATGATCCATACTCAATAGATGATGGTAACACTGTAGGTGATTTAAAGGATGTAATTGAATCATCAACTAGTTGCAATGTAAGTTGGTTTAGTTTAGTGTTTAATGATGAAGAATTAAACACAGCAAATACCTTACTAAGTTATAATATAGTAGAAGATTCATCATTGCGTACTGCAAACAAAATAGCAAGATTGCCCACACTAGAAGATAGACAAGTTGGCAAACTTGATTTGTCTGAATTAGAACGATTAGAATTAGGTAATAGCAGACCTTACTACGACATTTCAGAATTACCTACATATTATAGTGGTAATGTTGTCGTAGATAATCCAAACCCAGGTGGGCTAATAGAAGGCAGACCTTGGGTAGACACACCACCAGGACCATAATATGCCATCAGTACCAGATCCAGCCAATGTAAAGCCATGGTACCTTAGAAACATAACAGAAGCATTAGCACTTGATGAGGCTAGTGGTAATGTTTATGTACGCACCGGCTTTACAGGAAACATTATCATAGAGGGTAATGTTAATATACCTGCAAATTTAGATGTACATGTAATTGAATTAGGTAATGTTGATATATCAGGTAACACATTGCCTGTATCAGGAAACATAATAGTAGCAAGTGGAAATATTAATGCTAATATAACCGGTGGTAATGTAACAGTCACTCAAGGCACAACACCTTGGTCAGTATCAGGTAGTGTTAATGCAAATATTACTGGTGGCAATGTTAGCATTACAGGTAATATTGCAGGTATTACAAGTAATGTAACAATAGTTGACGGCGGTGGAAGTATTACAGTAGATGGCAATGTGGGTATTACTGGAAATGTTAACATTGGCACTATGCCTAATGTTAATGCTAATATAACCGGTGGTAATGTAACAGTCACTCAAGGTACCACGCCTTGGTCAATTAGTGGTAATGTTAACGCTACTCTCAACAGTAATGCTAATATTGCTATTTCGGGGTTCCAAGGTGCAGTTTCAGACGCCTTTGGTCGTTTAAGGGTAAGTGAACCATATACATTATTTGATACTAACAGCCGTTATTATGATCATGGTCAATTTTCAAATGTCAATGTTGGTACAGCTAATGTGGTGTATGTAGCTAACCAAAGCTCATTTCAACTCAATGTGGGTACAGCCAACGGTGATTCAGTAATACGAGAAAGCAAAAAAGTATTCCCATATCAGCCAGGCAAAAGCCAACTCACACTTAATACATTTTGTATGAATACACCAAAAACAAACCTTCGTCAGCGTGTGGGTTTGTTTGGCGCTAATGACGGTGTGTTTTTTGAAAATGACGGTACATATAATTACATGGTTATCCGTTCAGGATCTACTGGTGTAGAAGAAAGAGTGAGACAGGATGCATGGAACGGTGACAGACTTAATGGACTAGGGGGTGTAAATAATCCTTCAGGTATAACATTATTCCCCGACCGCGCACAAATTTTTTATGCTGATGTAGAGTGGTTAGGTGTAGGAAGTGTTCGTACAGGATTCGTAATGAATGGTGTATATATTCTTTGTCATACATTTCATCATGCCAATCAGGTTGGTAATACAAAGGTATATATGACCACTGCTACATTGCCTGTTCGCTATGAGATAACCAATACCGGTGCTACTGCTAATGCTAGTATGATGACACAGATTTGTAGTACAGTTATTTCAGAAGGTGGCTATAATGATTTTGGAACAACACAAAGTGCTGGCACTGGCACTACACCAATACGATTGTCTAATTCAGGCACATACTATCCCATTGTTAGTATTAGATTAAATTCTAGTAGGTTAGATAGTATAGTTTTTCCTAGACAGATTGATGTGTTGAGTCCAAGCGTAAACTATTATCGTTGGGTATTGTTTCTAAACTCAACTTTAACAGGTGCTACTTTTGCTACTACAAGTCCAACTGGCACAGTGGATATTGACCTTGCAGCTACAGCTCTATCCGGCGGGATAGAGATACAGTCAGGCTATGCGTCTGCTAGAGAAGTTCAAATATTAAGTGCTGTAGATTATTTTCAGTTTCAGTTAGGCAGAACAGTAACAGGAGTTAGCGATATAGTGACATTAGCAATCGCTGCAACTGCAAACAATGCTGATGTGTTGGCTGAGCTAGGCTGGCAAGAATTAACCTAAACCCAGTTTAAGTTATTAATAAATAACGGCATGAGCATCTCTACCTTAGTTAAAACACCATATGCAAAGACAGTATTTGCAAATGACGATCAATTAAATGATTTTATAAAATGCAGTAATCCTGTTGATGGATACTATTATTTTATGGACAACTTCTTTATGATACAGCATCCAACTAGAGGTGCAATGCAGTATCATCCCTGGGATTATCAAACACGATTGATTGAAACATACCACAAATATCGTTTCAGTATCAGTTTAATGCCACGACAAACAGGTAAATCAACCAGTGCTGCAGGATACCTACTTTGGTATGCTATGTTTGTGCCAGACAGTACGATTCTAATTGCAGCACACAAGTATGCAGGTGCACAAGAAATCATGCAGCGTATTCGTTATGCGTATGAGAACTGTCCTGATCATATAAAAGCAGGTGTTGTAACATATAACAAAGGATCATTAGACTTTGACAATGGTAGCCGCATCATAAGTGCTACAACAACTGAAAACACAGGTCGTGGTCTATCTATCTCATTACTATATCTTGATGAATTTGCATTCGTTAGACCTACGATTGCGCAAGAGTTTTGGACTTCTATCACACCAACATTATCAACTGGTGGTAAAGCAATTATCACAAGTACACCAAATAGTGATGAAGATCAATTTGCATTGATTTGGAAACAAGCTAACAAAACAGAAGATGAGTTTGGAAATCAAACTGAAGTTGGTGTTAATGGTTTCCGTGCATATCGTGCATATTGGAATGAACACCCTGAACGTAGCGAAACATGGGCACGTGAAATGCGGGCACAACTTGGTGAAGAACGTTTTCGTCGTGAAATGGATTGTGAATTCATTATTGCTGATGAAACATTAATTAATCCTGTAGCACTATTTGAATTAGAAGGCGTTGAACCTATTTTTAAACATGGCCAAATACGTTGGTATAAAAAGCCTGTAGCAGGAAACATTTATGTAGTTGCGTTAGACCCTAGTTTAGGCACAGGAAGCGATCCAGCAGCGATTCAAGTTTTTGAAGCAAACACTACTACACAAGTGGCTGAATGGAAACATAAT